CAAGATATAGTAGAAGATAAGCGTGTAAACGCTGCATCACATGATGCACAACTGTCCATTTCTAAAAAAACAGAAACTATGTCCAAAGAACAACCAGATTTAGAGGTTGTGCGTAGTGAAGCTACTAAAAAAGCAGCATCAGCAGAACGCACAAGAATTAGAGAAATTAGTGCCATGTGTACAAAGCGTGGTTTCGATGATCTTGCAGATCAATTAATTAACAATGGCTCATCTGTAGATTCATGCAGACAGGCAATCTTAGAAAGAATAGATGCTAAACCAGTAGAAACTGCAAAGCCTATTGAAGAGCAGTTATCACCTAAAGAAAGACAGCAGTTTGCTAAAGATTACAAAATCACATCTGGTATCAGAGGTCTTTTAACTAATGATTGGTCAGATAAAGCATCTGGTTTTGCTAGAGAAATTTCACAACAGATTGCAAAAGATAGTCAAAGATCTAACAGCAGTCAATCTTTGTTTATTCCTTATGGTGCATTAGCAAAAAGAGCAACATACGTAACATCAGGTGCTACTACTGGTGGAAATATCGTTGCAACAGATTTACTTGCTGATGACTTTATTGAAGCACTAAGAAACAGCACAGTAATGGTTGGTTTAGGTGTACAAACATTATCAGGTTTAGTTGGTGATGTTGCGATACCTAGAAGATCAGGCGTTGCATCAACTGGCTATCTATCAAGTGAAACTGCTGCATTATCTCAGGCAGAAAGTACATTTGATCAAATTTCAATGACACCTAAGACTTTAGGAACTTTGTCAAAATTCTCTAGGAATATGCTTATCCAAGCAACACCTGGTATTGAAGATTTGGTTAGAACTGACATCTTAGATGGTATTAATGTTGGTCTTGATTTAGGTATCTTAAATGGTACTGGTTCATCAGGACAGCCTACAGGTATCATGCAAACTTCTGGTATTGGTTCTGTTGCTATGGGTACTAATGGTGGTGCTATTACAGTAGATGCTTTAGTTGATTTAGAAACAGCCATGATGGAAGATAATGCTGCTGTTAATGCTGATTCAATTTCTTATGTAACTAACGCTAAGGTATTAGGTGCTATTAAGAAACTAAAAACATCTGGCGGTGAGTACTTAGTAAATAACAACCTACAGGCAATAGGTAGAGGTGGAACACCATTAGTAGTTAATGGTTATCCTTTAGCTATGACAAACCAAGTACCTAGCAACCTTACAAAAGGTTCTACTTCTGGTTCTTGTTCTGCTGTTGTTATGGGTGACTTCTCACAGGCAATATTAGGATTATTTGGTTCTGGTATTGAAATTACTGCAGGTGAAGATTCTGATGACTTTGCTAAGAACTTAGTTTCTATTAAGGGTGTAGTTGCATTTGACGTTGCTGTTAGACATGCTCAGTCATTCGCAGCAATCTTAGACGTAACCACATAATTGGTTTACTATTAGGGGTGTAAAAACCCCTTTTTTTTTATGAAAGTAAAATGTTTAAAAAATGTTTGTGCTAGTGGCAACAGCCTAGAAGCAGGTCAAACTTATGATGTATCAGATGCAGATGCAGAATTATTAATCTCAATGGGTAGGGCAGAAGTATACATACCAAAACCAAAGGTAAAGAAAACTGTTATCAAAAAATAAATGGCATTAGTAGAAGACAGTACAACACAATCTGCATACCTTAATGATTTTGGGGTTAGTTGTACATCAGGTGGCACTACTGCAAAAGCAATATTAGAACAACCAGATTTAGTTCTTGCAGGTAATCAAATTGTCAGTACAGATTATCAATTAACAGCAAAGGTAAGTGATTTTGGTACTTTAATTTCAGGTGCATCTATAACAGTAGATTCTGTTGCTTATACAGTTAGAGAGTTAAGAAAATTAGATGATGGTATCTTTTGTGAAATCAGTATACAGAAAACATGACAACTAAACGTGAGCAAATTATGGCAAGACTATTAACAGTTCTTGCAAATACAACAGGGGTTAGTACACGTATTTATAGAAGTAGAACAGTACCTTTAACAAGGGGTGAATCACCTGCATTAATATTAGAACCTGTTAGTGATACTGTTGAACAAAATACATCATTACCTACTCTTGACCATTCTCTAACAGTAAGGGTAAGTGTAATTGTAAGGGGTGATATTCCTGATAATGTGGCAGATGCAACTGTTGAAAGTTTGCACAGTAAAATAATGGCAGATTTAACAGTAAATAATTTAGCAATAGATGTAGAACCATCTGATACATCATTTGAATTATTAGACGCAGATCAACCAGGTGGAGTAATAGGGGTAGAATATATAGTGCGATATAGAACAGAAGTAGACGATTTAACGCAATAGATGGTGTTTATTACTAGAAAAGGTTTATTATATAAACATACTGACAAAAATTAACAATGCCTAAAAGACAAAAATTAAGGAGCTTGTTAGCTAAAGCTGAATCTAGTTATGGCACAAACCCTACACCAACTGGTTCAGCAAACTATATACAGGTTACTGAATTAAATATAGAACCTATAGTTAGTGATGAAGTCAGTAGAGATTTAATAAGGCCATATATGGGAAATTATGAAGTTATCCCTGCTAATACAAGAGTTAATGTAACTTTTAGTGTAGAAATGTCTGGTAGTGGTTCTGCTGGTACAGCACCTAAGTATGGAGCAATATTAAAAGCGTGTGCATTATCTGAAACTATATCGGGTGGAAATACTGTTACTTATGCCCCAGTTACTACACCTACTGATAGTGTTACTTTGTTTGTTAACTATGATGGTGTTAGACATATGGTTACAGGTTGCAGGGGTACTTTCAGTATTAATTGTGAAGTAAACCAGATACCTACAATTTCATTTTCATTAACAGGTATATTTAATGCACCTACTGATACTGCAGCACCTTCACCAACTATAAGTAATCAGGCATCACCATTAATTTTTAAAAATGGCAGTACATCTAATTTTGCTATTTTTGGTTATGCTGCAGCATTACAATCATGGTCATTAGATTTTAATAATGAAGTTATCTATAGAGAATTAGTAGGTGGTACAAAAGAAGTTATAATTACAGACCGTAAACCTGCTGGTAATCTTGTAGTAGAAGCTGTAGCATTATCAGCCCATAACTTTTTTACAGATTATACTGGCACATCAACTGGCACAAACACATGGCTACATGGAACTGTCGCAGGTAATAAGGTTACTGTATCTTGTCCACAAAGTGATTTAGGACAGCCCACTTATGAAGATTCAGATGGTGTACAAATGTTAAGCCTTCCATACTACGCAACACCAACTGCTGCAGCTAATAATGAATTTAGCCTTGTATTTACCTAAATTAGGGTATACCCTAGTAAATAGTTACTAGATTTTTATGCCTTTTGTTTTAGATCAGAATCCTTCTTATAAATGGAAAGTAGAAGTAAACGTTAATAAAGATGGAACTGTACATACAGAAGTCTTTACTGCTTTATTTAAAAATATTACACAATCCAGATTCAAGGAAATGATAAAAATGGTAGAAGATAAACAGATAGATGATATAGATGTAACAAAAGAAATATTAGTTGGTTGGGAAGATATGGAAGCTGCAGATGGTACACAGGTAGAATTTAATAAATCTAACCTTAATAAGTTATGTGAGGTAAGAGGTTTTGCTACTGCTGTAGGTTATGCATTTATGCAATCAAATCAGCAGATTTTTGAAAAAAACTAATAGGGGCAGGTGAGTATTGGGCTGTTGGCTCTACTGTCATTGATAAAACAGCAGAAGATGATGCGGTATTAGGTATAAAAGTAGAAAAGAAAGAAATAGATAATAATTATTATGTATATTTACAAAATTGGGAAACTGTACAAATGTTCTTACGGTGTCAGACACAATGGCGTGTAGGAATGAGTGGAATTATTGGATTAGACTATACATCTGTGGTAGAAATGATTAAACTGTATTTAGTAGAAGATACTGTTGCTATGCTAGAAAACCTACAAGTTATGGAAGCTGCAGCATTACAGGCATTAAATAGAGATAAATAATATGGCAAAGTTTGACTTAGTAGTAGCAGCAAAAACCGTAGGGGCAGGTTCTATAAAACGTCTTGGTAACTCTATGCAGGGCGTATCAGGAAGGGTAAAGAATTTAAGGTTAGCAATGGGTGGTCTTAATAAAACCTTTGCTGCTTTTGGTTTATTAATATCTGGTGGTGCTTTTGTAGGTCTTGTGAAAGGTGCAATAGATAGTGCAGATAGTTTTGGTAAGATGGCAGATCAAACTGGTATTGCAGCTAATACATTACAGGCATATGTAAACGCAGGTAAATTAGCAGGTGTTAGTCAGGAAACGATAGACAAAGGGTTAAAAAGATTAGCACAATCAATGAGGGAAGCAGATCAAGGTGTTGCTACTTATAAAGATAGCTTTGATTCATTAGGAATATCTGTAAGAGGTACAGATGGCACATTTAAAACAAGTGAACAGGTATTAGGAGAAGTTGCAGATAGGTTTGCGACTATGGAAAATGGTGCAACAAAAGCAGCTATATCTATGGAAATATTTGGTAGGTCAGGAGCTAATTTAATAAACTTACTTAATGGTGGTGCAGCATCATTAGAAGAATTTAATTATGCAGTATCAGATGAATTTGCACAAAACGCAGAGTTTTTTAATGATCAGATAGCAGTTTTAGCTATACAATTTGATGGATTTAGAAAACAACTTACAGATGCATTACTACCATCATTAAATACCATTGTTGGTGTATTTAGTGAATTGTTTAGTGCAGAAAATGATTTTAGTGGATTTTTTAAGGCTATTGAAATAGGTATAAGAGGTATATCTATTGGAATATTTGCAACTGTAAAATTAGTAGATGAAGTAATTAGAGTTTTAGGAACAGCAGCAAAACGTGTACAAGGTTTTTTTGACAGTATAAAAATACCACCTTTTGTACAGAAATTATTAGGTGGTGCTGGCAATATTGCAAAAGACTTAGGTAATAGATTTAAAACGCAGCAGAAAAGTAATTTAACATCATTATTAGGAGAAGATTTCACAAAAGGTTTTTCTGATAGGTTTACTGAAAGTTTTAACAAAATACAAGAATTATTTAGTGGTAGTACAAACGCCCCTGCTAGTTATTTTCAAGATATAAAAGATAGTGCTGATGGTGCAGGTGATTCTATTGATAAGTCATTTGGTCAGACAATGCGAGATAAATTAAAAACTTTTGGTGATGGCATCAAAGGTTTAAAGGAAAGCATGGCAGATGTAGTAATAAAAGGTATAAAAGGAATGGAAGATGCACTTGTTACTTTTGTTACTACAGGAAAACTAAGTTTCAGAAATTTAGCAAATTCAATGATTGCTGATATGGCACGTATTGCTATACAACAGACAATAACAGCACCTTTTACTGGTTTTATTAAAAATTTATTTGGTAACGCAAACGGTAATGCATTTGTTGATGGAAAGGTAGAAAAATATGCTTATGGTGGCATTGTTAATAAGCCTACATTATTCCCTATGGCAAATGGTATGGGTCTTATGGGTGAAGCAGGTGCAGAAGCAATTTTACCTCTACGCAGGGGTGCTAATGGTAAGTTAGGTGTTGAATCATCTGGCGGTGGTATTGGTAATATTGTTGTTAATGTAGATGCTTCTGGTAGTTCTGTAGAAGGT